AACCTAAAAAGGTTATTGAATAAGTTACCATTTGGTAAAACAAAGTTAGCGTCTTATGCGACTGCCTTGTTTCTTATTAAAGAAGAAACTGGTATGAGTGAAGACCAAATTAGAAAAGTTATGAAGAAACTTTTAGATGATGACGATGTTGATCAATTAGAAGAATCAACATGGTTCCAAAAGGATGATGGAACATTAAATGAGGGCGACTATATTTTAGTCAATGATATTGCTTCTCCAAAAACTGGAGAAATTATTGCAGAGGCTAAAACTAAAGTTCATGTAGATGCTGATAGTAGTCCAGTGGATAAATGTTTTTATCAGAACATCTATAAAGTGACTCATATAAGAACTGGTCAAGAAATATATATAACCAGTAGGGATATAAAAAGATGAAAAAATTTAAAGACATGTGGGAAGATGCAGCTGCAAACTCAGTAGGTGCTGGGGGTGTCTCTATGCCATCTGATATGATGCCTAAAGACAAGCATAAAAAACATAAAGAAAAAATTAAATACGATGCTAGAACTAAAGAAGGTAAGGCATTTGTTAATAGAATTCTACAGCGTAGAGAAGCAAAAAAACTAAAGGAACAGGAAAAACTAAATAAGAAAAATTTGGATAGTATTAAAACAAAAGGTTAAATAATGTCAAAAATATTGAGTGGAATTATTGTCGCAATGGGTTTATCAGCATTACTATATTATCAGTTTTCAGTTGTTCCTATGAAAAACAAACTTGAGGAACAGTCCAAAGTAATCGCAGCGCAAGATTTAAGGGACCAAGAACAAAGAGCCACAATCGAGGCAATCCAAGGAAATTTACAAAAAACTACTGAAGCCCTATCTGGGTTACAAGTCCAAAATCAACAATACGAAATTCAAATGGCAGATTATCTGGATATATTCAGACGACATAATCTGTCGAAACTAGCAAGTGCAAAACCTGGTATGGTTGAAGTCGATGCAAATAATGCAACTAAGGAGGTGTTCGATGCGATTGAAGCAGATAGTCAGCGTATTAGCTCTCTTAACGATTAGTGGTTGTTCATTACTTCAACAGTCTCCAAGAGAAGTTGAGATAATTACAAAACCAGTAAAGGTTGATATTACACAACCTGTTATGCCTAGACCAATAGATTTGAAAGAACCTAAGTGGTATGTCGTTTCTGATTCAAGAATCGTCAACCCTTGTGCAAAAGAATTTTATAATCCTAAACAGTACGATGATAAAGGTCAAGAAAAATATAAAAGACCTAAAATGGATCATCCAGATGGATTATTAAATGAGAAGGGTAAAATTATTAGAGTATGTAAACTCGGAAAGGAAAATCCAGATTGGCCTGAAGATTATACATACTTAGATAGATTTATCGAAGATATAAAAAAGAAACATGGCGGAGATACTGTTTTCTTTGCAATGACAGTTGAGGATTATGAGTTAATGGCTTATAATACTCAGGAAATTAAAAGATATATAAATCAACTCGGTGAAGTAATAGTATATTATCGAAATGTGACAATAGATGATGAAGACGCTGCAGCGGTTGAAGTTAAAGTGGAGGAATAATCATGGCTTTTTGGAGCAAAGTGGCAGATTTCTTCGGTTGGGAAAGAGTGAGAGCAAGAGATGAAAAAGGTAGATTCATTGCAGACGACCCTAAAACCGCCAAGAATGAAGCATATAAAAGAGTATATAAATCAAAAACTAAAAAAAGTAAGAGGAAGTAAAATGGCAAAGGCAAGAGATTTACATGTATGGGAAAGAGCTGTTACAGCAGCTAAACTTTCTGCAATTGCATATATGAATCCTAAACCAGCAGAAACTGCGGGTAAGAAATTAGGATTTACTTCCGTTAAGTTGATTAGTAGAGACGGGGCAGAAGTACTTGTCGCTAAGAATAGAACAGACTTATGGTTTGCATTTAGAGGAACTGAACCATCAAAACTAAATGATGTTATGGCAGATTTAAATGTCATTAAACAAACTGCAGTTGCAGGTGGTAAAGTACATGGTGGATTCCAAAAAGAAGTTAATGATTTATGGATGGATGTTCTAGCAGAAATTGAACATAATAATGGACTAAAAAATCCTAAAGATATTTGGATGACTGGTCACAGTTTAGGTGCAGCAATGGCAACAATTGCCTCTACAAGACATGCACCTGTAGAACTACACACATTTGGTTCACCAAGAGTTGGTGGTCCAAAATTCGTAAGACATGTCACATGCGATCATTATAGATTTATGAACAATAATGATATCGTATGTAGAATCCCACCTGCGTGGTTAGGGTTTAGACATCATGGCGAGATGATTTACTTTAATAGATTTGGCGACAAGGCTGCAGGACCATCATGGGCTGATACTTTTTATGGTATTATTAACTCATGGAAAAGATTTAAATTCTTTGATGGTATTGTAGACCATGGTATGCCTAACTATGTAAAAGCTATAAATAAACTCAAAAAGGCAGAACTATGAATTGGCTAATCGTACTTACTCTAAAATCTATTCTATCATCTATTATAGGATCCTCATTCTATAAATGGTTCCAAGACACCACATTTGGTATTTGGTTCCAAGGTCAGGTAGATAGATTTATGCAATATTTTGCAGAGAAGTACGAATTAGAACTCATGAAGAAGGATGCTAAATTTAGAAAACAGTATCCTTTGGCCGCGCAAAGATTAGATGAGATAGAAAAGAATTCACACCCATGTAAGGAATTACATGAGTTTGAGGCCTATCCAGACCTAATCGCCAGAATTGAAAAACTTGAAAAACAAAGTAAGAAAAAGTAAACTTTTTGTTTACTTTTCTTGCGTGTTGTGATATAATATATACTATTAAATAAACTAAATTAATTATGATGGAAAATAATAATATGTCCATAAGGGTCACTAAGCGTAACGGGGATATTCAAGACTTTGACTTAGATAAAGTACATAAAGTTTTAGAATGGGCCGTTGCAGATATAACAGGTGTTTCAATGTCAGAAATAGAGTTGAAGGCTAATATTCAGCTCTTTGATAAAATACCAGCATATGATATTCATGAACTACTCATTAAGAGCGCTGCTGAACTGATATCTGAACATACACCAAACTACCAATTTGTTGCCGCAAGATTAGTTTCGTATAAACTTCGTAAGGAAGTATATGGTGACTATGAACCTTGGCATCTAAAAGAACTAATTGACAGAAATATTGAAAAAGGAGTATATGATCCAGTAATACTGAATAAATATACACCTGATGAAATTAATGAGTTAAGTTCTTATATTAAACATGATCGAGATGATACATTTACCTATGCTGGAATGGAACAGTTTAGAGGTAAGTATTTAGTCCAGGATCGAAGAACTAAAGAACATTATGAAACACCTCAGATGCTATATATGATGGTATCTGCAACATTATTCTCAGATTATCCAAAAGAAACAAGAATTAAATATGTAAAGGATTACTATGATGCGATTTCTCAATTCTATATATCGTTACCTACTCCGATTATGGCTGGCGTTCGTACACCTACCAGACAGTTCTCTTCATGCGTTCTCATTGAATCTGGTGATAGTCTTGATAGTATTAACGCTACTAGCACTTCTATCGTTAAATATATAAGTAAAAAGGCTGGTATCGGAATCGGTGCTGGAAGTATTAGGGCTGTAGGAGCAAAAGTTGGCGATGGGTCAGTAGTTCATACTGGACTAATTCCATTTCTAAAATATTTCCAATCTGCTGTAAAGTCATGTTCTCAAGGTGGAGTTCGTGGTGGCGCGGCGACAGTTTATCTTCCAATCTGGCATTATGAGTTTGAAGACCTAGTAGTATTAAAGAACAATAAAGGAACAGAAGAAACAAGAGTTCGACACATGGACTATGCGTTTCAGTTAAATAAACTAATGTACGAGAGGTTACTAACTGGTGGCAATATTACTTTCTTTGACCCTAATGATGTACCAGACTTATATGAATCATTCTATGATGACCAAGAAAAGTTCCAGGAACTATATGAAAAATATGAAAGAGCATATAGTATTAGAAAGAAAACAGTACCTGCACTCGAAGTATTTCAAGCGTTAATACAAGAAAGAAAAGACACGGGTAGAATTTATATAATGAATGTTGATCACGCAAATGATCATGGGTCATTTGATCCTAAAGTTGCTCCTATTAGAATGAGTAATTTATGTTGTGAGATTGACTTACCAACTACACCACTTGAAGCATATGACGACCATACAGGAGAAATTAGTTTATGCACACTATCAGCAATCAATTGGGGTTTAATCAATGACCCGGCTGAATTTGAAAAGTATTGTGATTTGTCTGTTCGTGCTCTTGATGAACTTCTTGATTATCAAGACTATCCAGTTGCAGCAGCAGAAAATGGGACGAAGAATCGTAGACCATTGGGAATCGGTATCATTAATCTCGCATACTTCCTCGCCAAACGTGGACTTAAATATGATGAATCCGCATTCGAAACAGTAGATGAGTATGCAGAGGCATGGAGTTATTATCTTATTAAAGCCTCAGCAAATCTGGCAGAAGAAAAAGGTAAAATACCTAAAAATAATGACACAAAATACGCCAGTGGAGCAACTCCAAATACTACATATAAGAGTGCAATAGATAATTTAATAGAGCACACTGAACGATTGCCGTGGGACGAGCTGAGGAATCAACTCAAGGCCACAGGAATCCGTAACAGTACTCTCATGGCATTAATGCCGGCAGAAACATCTGCACAGATTTCTAACAGTACAAATGGTATTGAGCCTCCAAGAGCCTTAGTATCATATAAACAAAGTAAGGACGGAGTTTTACCTCAAGTTGTCCCTGGATATCATCATCTCAAAAATAAGTATGACTTATTATGGGATCAAGAATCTCCAGATGGTTACCTAAAAATTTGTGGTATCTTACAGAAGTATGTTGACCAAGGAATATCAGTCAATACTTCATACAACCCAGAACATTATGACGACAATAAAATACCTATGTCGGTCATGATACAAGACATAATTACAGCTTACAAATACGGATTAAAACAATTGTATTACTTTAATACATACGACGGTGCGGGTGAGATGAAAGAAGATGATCATCATCCATATTATACGGGAACTGAACAAGTCCCTGATGATGAGGATTGTGAGAGCTGTGTTATATAATAAACTTCGAAGTGCGGCCTATGGAGAAGGAAGACAATACTTCTCTTGGTGGGTCCATGTATGGTGTAAAAGGAACCGATAATGACTGTATTAAACAAAAACAAAAAATCACATTTAAATAAAAACATGTTTCTCGACGAAGAGGTCGATATTCAGCGTTTTGATATTCTCAAATATCCACAGCTAGATAAAATAACTGATAAACAACTAGGATTCTTCTGGCGTCCTGAGGAAGTTGATATATCAAAAGATAAAAAAGATTTCGAGAATTTAACCGACCATGAAAAACACATCTTCACATCAAACCTCAAACGCCAAATTTTATTGGACTCTGTACAAGGCCGGGCCCCGAATCTTGCGTTCCTTCCTATTGCTTCGTTACCCGAAGTTGAAACTTGGATTGAAACTTGGTCCTTTTTTGAAACTATACATTCTCGATCTTATACTCATATTATTCGTAATGTCTATCCTGACCCCTCTATGGTATTTGATCACATGCTTGATATAAAAGAGATTATGGAATGTGGTGGAGATATTGCTGAATACTACGATGACTTAATTAAGGATAATAATTCTACCACAAATAAGATGGATCATAAAAGGTCTCTATATATGTGTATGTTATCTGCAAATGCATTAGAAGGTATTAGATTCTATGTTTCATTTGCGTGTTCATGGGCATTCGCAGAACTTAAAAAGATGGAAGGTAATGCAAAGATTATTAAGTTCATCGCGAGAGATGAAAATGTTCACCTTGCGGCAACTACTACAATTCTAAAAAATCTAGTAAAAGAAGATAAAGATTTTGAAAAGATTGCAAAGGAAATGGAACCTAAGGCAGTTAAGTTATTTACTAATGTAATTGAACAAGAGAAAGAATGGGCAGACTATCTATTTAAAGATGGTTCAATGATTGGTCTAAATGGTAATATTTTAAAAGAATATATAGAATGGATTGGCTGTAAAAGAATGAGAGCAATTGGATTACCTTGCCCTTATACAGTACCAAAAATAAATCCACTTCCATGGACTGAGAAATGGATCGGGGGTGGAAATGTACAAGTTGCTCCACAAGAAACTGAGATTAGTTCTTATGTTGTTGGTGGAGTTAAACAAGATGTTGATGAAGGCGTACTTAAAGGATTAAGTTTATAATGCCACAACAATTACAATTTAATTTTGCAAAACCTAGAGACGCAACACCTAAAGAAGCAAAGGAGTGGATTGATGGTGAACTTAAATGGTGGGGAGATAATCAATTAAAGATTGTAGCAATTGCGGCTTTAGTACAAGTAGGAGTCTTCGGATTAATGTTGGCTTCTTTTTATTTTATAGGAGAATTAGTGAAATGATTACGATTTACGGAAAACCACAATGTCCATATTGCGATATGGCACAAGCATTATGTAACCAAAAGGGTGTTGAGTATGAATATAAATCCTTAGGTACAGATTTTACAAGAGAGGAAATGATGGAGACATTTCCTACTGCTAGAACTTTCCCACAAATTATTTTTATGGGAGAAAAAATTGGCGGATACAACGAACTCAAGGCACAATTCGATTAAGGAGAATCCATGGAACCTAACCATTGGTACACGCATAACTGTGAATTTTGTTTCACATCTACAAAGATATTTTTTGAAGAGGAGAGGCCAGAAAGAATACACTGCCCTCATTGCGGCACAGCCGTGGAAGATATAGACGAATTGGATTTTGATGAGTAAATGGTTGTATGAGGGTAGAGTATTTGAACCACCCGAAGATTTTAGTTCCGATGATTACTATGGATTTGTATATGTAATTACAAACAGGGCGAATGGTAAAAAGTATGTCGGTAAGAAGTTCTTTTGGAGTAAGAAAACATTACCTATAACTAAAACCAGAAAACGCAGAAAAAGATTACTCGTAGAATCAGATTGGAGAGATTACTACGGATCAAATGTTCACTTAAAAGAAGAAGTAACAAAAATGGGTTCAGATATGTTTCATAGAGAAATTATCCATTTATGCAAAACTAAAGGGGAATGTGCATATATGGAAACTAAGGAGCAGTTTGAGAGGGATGTCCTTCTTACCGATGATTATTACAATGGAATTATTAACTGTCGTATAGGTGGAAACGCTGTAAAAAATTTAAAATAACACTTTACTTTTGATATAGGATGTGATATAATAGTACTTATTATGGGCGATTTAATACAATTTCCTACAGGGAAAATACTAAAAAACGAAGACGAACACTTTAAAGATATTGTGAATAGTCTTGTTGACGAATCCGTAAATACCGCACAGCATATGCTAGATGTCATGGAAGATGAATTATCGGCAATGGATATTGACTGGTTAAAAGGATTCAATATGAGGGACGAACAGTATCCTGAAAGTAGAGACGCATTCGTTATAGTCAATATGATATATGCAATGTTTTTAAGATATACAGAAATCCCACATGAGTTACATAATGAAATGGATTTACTATATGTCAATATTAAAAGAATGGCAGAGCAATCCAGAAAACTCCAAAACGAAATTGAATTTGAGCCTGATTTTAACCTAGACGGAGATGATGATGATACTACTTGATTACAGTCAAATTGCACTTGCCAATATTATAGTCCAAAGATTAAATGACGAAGATATGATCAGACATATGATTTTAAATAGTATTCGTATGTATAATAAAAAGTATAGGGACGAATATGGCCAAATGGTTATCTGTGCTGATGGAATGAATACATGGAGAAAAGAATACTTCCCTGAATACAAGGCACATAGAAAAAAGAATAGAGAAGAATCAGACCAAGATTGGACAGAAATCTTTAGAATTCTTCACTTGGTTAGAGACGAGATACAAGAAAATCTCCCATATAAAGTTATTCATATGGAAGGAATGGAGGCAGACGATGTTATTGCTTCACTTGTATTAAGGTCACAAGAATTTGGTTGTCATGAACCTATGATGATTGTATCTAGTGATAAAGACTTTATACAATTACAAAGATACTCTAATGTAAAACAATTCTCTCCTCAACAAAAGAAATTGATTACTGACGAGAATCCTATTACCTATCTTTGGAATCATGTGTTCAGAGGTGATAGTGGTGACGGCGTACCGAATGTATTGTCAAGAGATGATACTTTCGTTTCAGAAGGTAAACAAACACCTTTGAGACAAAATAGGATTGACGATTGGATATATAATTCTGATAGGTTAAGAGAAGTAATGCCAGAAGAAATATATAGAAATTATCAACGTAATAAAAAACTTATAGACTTGACGGAGATTCCTGAGGATATCCAAAAAAGTATTATAAATAAATATGATTCACAAAAACCGGCAATGAAAATGAAGGTTTTGAATTATTTAATTAAAAAAAGATGTAAACTATTGATTGAAGTAGTGGAGGAATTTTACAACAATGAAATTATTAGTACCTGAAATATTTGAACAGGCTTCGGCCTTACCAACCCAAAAGGAGAGGAGAGCTTTTTTAAGAGAGCATGACTGTCCTGAATTAAGAGATATCATTAGAATCAATTATGATCCTTCTATTGAATGTCTCTTACCAAAAGGCAGACCGCCTTATACAGCTGATGACGCTCCAGCTGGTCATTCACCTAGTCACCTAGGAAAGAAATTTAGAAGATTTAAATACTTCTTTAATGGACCTACTGGTAGACAAACAGAATCACTCAAAAGAGAATCCATGTTTATTGAATTGCTAGAAAGCATTCATCATACAGAAGCAGAACTACTTATTCTGGCCAAGGATAAAAAGATGAAATATCCTGGGATCACAGAAAAACTCTGCAAAGATGCTTTTCCTGATTTGATTGCAGAGTAACTTTGTAATGACTTTATCAATTTTACTAACTCAACTAAAGGAGCTGCTTATGAGTAATGGAATTGAAAGTCTAAAGAAAGACAAGAGCGATACACTAAGGTATCGTACTAGATTATTAAAAAAAGGTAAAACTGATCTTGCATCTAAAATGAGGCGAAAGGCCGATAAGATACAAGATATGATAAATTATTTAAGAACAGCTAGTTAAGGAGGCGAACCACTAAATGTGGACCCTCTGATAACCCTATTAGGGGGTTTACATTTTCTTAAATATGTGTTATAATATGTGTTATGAATATTTTTATATTAAATGATGATCCTGTAGTTGCTGCACAAGAACAGTGTGACAAACACGTAGTGAAAATGATTGTAGAATCAGCTCAAATGTTATCTACAGCACATAGAATGATAGACGGTGTTATTGAAAAACGGCCATCTAAATCTGGTAAAACAACAGTAAGTTATTACAAATTACTAGATGAAAGAGAAGATATTTTATATAAGGCAGTTCATTTCAATCACCCGTGTTCTGTATGGTCAAGAGAAAGTTGTTGCAACTATTCTTGGCACTATGAACATTTTATTGCCCTGTGTGAAGAATATACATATAGGTATGGTAAAGTACATTCCACAGAAACTAAACTAAGGGATATACTAAGTAAATTACCTAAAAATATAAACAGGGCTGGTGGAATGACTCCATTTAGACTTGCAATGAAATCAAATCCTGAATGTGTTGTTCATGGATTAGGTGGAACTGACGCAGTTGCAACATATAGGAATTTCTATCAGACTAAACAAGAAAGATTTAAAATGGAATGGACTAAAAGACCTGTTCCGGGATGGTTTAATTATGAATAAAATGAAAACTTATGTAGGACGAGTAAGTACTCCAAAAGAAAGAAAGACAACACCCAATGATGTGATAATGACACAACCTGATACTGCAAAATGGATTGTTGATTATTTTTCACCTAAAGGAAAATTACTTGAACCATGTAGAGGCGATGGTGCTTTTTACAATTGTTTAGAAAATTATGGAAATACAGATTGGTGTGAAATATCAGAAGGTAAAGACTTCTTTGATTACAATGGTAAGGTCGATTGGATAATTACTAATCCACCTTATAGTATATTTGATGATTTTTTAATTAAGTCTTTCGAGTGTTCAAAAAATGTAGTTTTCTTTTGTCCTTTGAATAAAGTCTTTAAAGGTAAAAAATTAGATATGAAAATTTGCGAATATGGCGGTATAAAAGAAATTATACACATGGGTGGTGGTAATCAACATGGGTTTCAATTTGGATTTTCGACAGGGTGTATTCATTATCAAAAGAACTACAAAGGCGATATAAAAATCACAAGGAATTATTAATATGCCAATGTATGATTTTCAAAATAAGGAAACAGGAGATTATGAAGAACATAATGTATCCTTATCTGAATATGACAATTTTATAAAAGATAATCCTCATTTAAAAAGAGTCATACTCAAGGCTCCTGGCCTAACCAGTAGTGGTGGTCAAGGTGCATTACAAAGAGCTGGTGATGGGTGGAAAGAAGTCCAAGATAAAGTAAAGGCTGGACTTCCTCCAAGTTTAAGAGATAATATAAAAACCAAATAATGTTTGAACACGAACCGATAGATTTAGGTTATGACCTAAACGCAAAAACACAAAGGACTGGTAGGACTTACACTACTCCAGAAGGTAAAGAATATCCTTCGATTACGACTGTATTGTCTATATTAAGTAGGGAATCAATTCAGAAGTGGAGAGAAAGAGTAGGTGAAGAAGAAGCAAATAAAATATCAAGAATTGCTTCTACTCGTGGAACTGCAGTCCATGAATTACTTGAAAGATATGTGGATAATGATCCAGATTTCCTAAAAGGCGAACTACCGCATATAGTTCAATCATTTAAAGATGTTCAACCAATATTGGACAACAATTTAAATAAAGTTTACGCACAAGAGGCTCCTTTATATTCAGACCACTTAGGTTTGGCTGGTAGAGTGGATTGTGTTGGAGTATGGGGTGGTAAAAATTCTATTATAGATTATAAAACATCTCGTAAACCAAAAAAGAAGGAATGGGTAAGTAACTACTTTATGCAATGCGCGGCATATGCGATAATGTGGGAAGAAAGAACTGGTATACCCATAACTCAATTGGTAGTATTAATTGCTGTAGACGACCATGAACCTCAAGTTTTTATAGAACATAGAGATAATTGGACTGAACAATTGATAGATACTATAGAAAAATATAATGATGAAAAACGCCGAGAAAGGGTGTTTGGTAAATAGGAGAAACTATGTTAACAGTAGGAGATTTATTCCCGGCTTTCTCACTCCAGGGAATTAATGAAAATAATGAATTTGTGAGAGTAGAAGTAGAAGAAAACTATCAGCCATTAAAACATGATTGGTCAGTAGTTTACTTTTATCCTAAAGATTTTACCTTTATTTGTCCAACAGAAATTGCTGGAATGGATATGTTGGTAGATGAAGCGAATGTAATTGGTATCAGCGGAGATAACGAATTTTGTAAGTTGGCTTGGAAAAAAGATAATGAACTAATTGGTAATATTAGACATACACTTGCAGCAGATTGTGGTTTAGATTTATCTTGTGAATTAGGTATTATAAATGCAGAAGAAGGTGTTTGTTATAGAGCAACATTCATTTTTGATAAAAATAGAACAATTCAACATGCGTCTATTAATGCATTAGATACAGGAAGAAATGCACAAGAAATATTAAGAACATTACAAGCATTAAAGGCTGGTGGTCTTACAGGTTGTGAATGGAATCCAGGGGAGGACTTTGTAGCATGAAAACTTTAAGAGATCAATTGGTTAATACATCGGTCCAATACCTACAAGGACAAGCCGAAAAACATAGAATGAATATTGAGTTAATGTTAAGTAATCCAGTGGCTGTTGCAGAACATCCAGATATGATGGAATCACTTGAAAAAGAACTCGGTTTAATGGCTGATTATGTTGATAAGCTTGAGATGTTAGACAAATATTTTAAGTAAAAAAAGACGCACTTTTTTCGCAAAAACACTTTACATCTTCTTAAATGTGTGTTATAATATACATATAAAATAAGGAGTAAACATGAAAAAAGTAATAATTAAAGGGTTTCCAATTGTCAAGGGCGAAGTTAGAAAAGGTGCGATTCTCGAAATCCCTGTTCCAGCTAGTCTTAACGATTTAGCGTTATCTAAAGATGGCGATGATTGGGACTTATTGTGTAAAAGACTACCTAGTTACGGATTCATGAACCCTATTGGTAAAATGCATATAACTCATTTAGTAATAAATGGGAAGGAGAAAGTGTTCCATTGAGTATGAAAGATAATATTATATTAGTAGATTGTGACGGAGTTTTATGTGATTGGGAATATTCATTCACACACTTCCTGTTGCACAAAGGTTATAAAACACAAGATACTTCACAATACAATGTCGGTAAGAGATTCGGTATTTCAATAGAAGAAGGAAGAAAGCTAGTCGAGGAGTTTAATGATTCTGCGGCAATTGCATTCTTACCACCTCTAAGAGATGCAGTGTATTATATGAAAAGATTAAACATGTTGCATGGATATAAGTTCCATTGTATTACATCTTTATCTACAAACAGATATGCTCAAAAGTTAAGAATCCAAAATTTAGAATTACTGTTCGGAAAAGAGATATGGGATGATTTCATATTCTTACCTTGCGGTGCTGATAAAGATGAAGAACTTAAAAAGTACGAGGGAACTGGTTGTTTCTGGATTGAAGATAAACCTGCAAATGCCAAAACAGGTGCAGAATTTGGACTAAATCCAATACTAGTCGCCCATAGTCACAATGCATATGCGAACGATACATACCCTAGATTCTGGAAGTGGAAACATATTTATAAGTATATCATAGGCGAAGATGAGTAAAAAATATATCCATGTAAATCAACATAAAATTAGAAGTAATTTAAAGCATGGAACAAATGAACCTGTCATTACAATCAAGGAAGGTAGAAGTAATACCTACTGCCACGAAGTAGAAGTAAAAGGACCAAGTAAGGTTATCTATGGAGAAGGCGGTGAAAAATTACTAGCATGTGGAGCAAGAGTTGTCATAGAAACAGAAAGTGACATAGAAATTGTAAGATGAAAAAGACAGCAATTATCCTAGGGAATGGAGATTCTCGTAAGGATATAGATTACAGAAAATTATGGCCAGACGCAGTAGTGTATGGCTGTAATGGAGCATATAGGGAAGATGTTGACAGATTAGTATGTGTCGATGTTTATATGCAACATTTAATATACGAGTCCGGGTATTGTATTCATAACTGGTGTTATTTTAATCAGTGGGATCCATTACCTAAAGAGGTAGTAAAACCTATTGCACAAAGTTTTGGTTTACCCATTATCGCGAATACTGGAACCAATAAAGCATGTGTAAGAGGAACAGATAAATTCGTATATGTGACCTGGGTAGAAGATTACGACGAAATAAGGTCAATACCTGACATCGAAATATCATCTGGGTCGAGGGCGTTACTCCTTGCCGCTGAAAGTGGGGAATATGATAAAATCATATTACTCGGTTTTGATGGTATAACTGGAAGTAATATATATATTAATACTAGTGGATATGAGAATTCAGAACCTCGTAGTCATTGGGAACAAGAAAGAAAAAATATTATGGATAGGTTTCCTGATATTGAATTTACATACGAGAATAATAATAATGCCAGTAAAACTAAAACCAAGTCAGGTACTAATTGACAGAAATACTAAAACCAAAAAGATACAACACTTTTTTATAAAATCAACTCCACAACAAGAGTTGTTTGAATTATTAAATAACCACAATACAAAACCTAAGGTAAAACAGAAGATAAGAAATGAACTTACTCGTAGGGGAATTAAAATAGTATGGCAACCAAAAACGACATAACAGGTGATTCAATAAAAAGTAAAGGTCCAAGTAAAGCATATTTGGATAATTACGATGCCATTTTTAAAAAGAAAAAAGACAAAAACCCTCGTAAAGAGGATAAAAAAGTTATAAATACTTCAAGAGAGGATTAATTATGTCAGACAATTTACTAGATTTTGATTTCGGGTTTACCGCTGTATATGAAAACGAACTAGAGGCAGTACAAAAAGTTACTACTGAAGCTTCTAGTGCATCAGCATCTCTACAAGAAACAGAAGATAAACTTAATAAACTTTATAATGCAATTTTACCCTTGCTGACAAATCTTAAAAAAAATCCAGAAAAAGAATATATCCTTTGGCCTAATCGAACAGAAAAGATTGAGGCTTTTGAGGATCACATAGCAGGGATCATTAAATAATGGCATTAGTATCATCAGGAAATCAAATATTACTAAAAGGCACGAGTGACACTAATCCAACAGGTCAGTCCTTTTATTTAGATACTACTATCACATCAGGTAGTACATCATGTGATGTGGTTGCATATACTAAAACAGTAGAAGGACCAGATGTTTTCTACGGATTAGAAACTACCCTTGATGGTACTGTATATGGATTTAAAACTGCACAAACATCATCGTATTCAGGGTCAACTAGGTTAGCTAGAGGTTTTGATGATACGAATCCTTCATTGAGTGGATCACAAGTTTTAGGTTCAGGATTCTTTGATAATATTGATTGGTTTGGCACTAATCCTGAAACAATTCAAACTGGCGTTACATGGTGGACAGGTAGAGGTGTTGTAGGTATTATCTTAGGTGTAGATAGTGGTTCGTTAGGAAGTATAGGAACACAATCATATACTGGAGGCGGTAGTGCAGGAACTTTAGAAGTTCATCACTTTGGTTTGTTTAATAATAATTCAAGTAATTATCCTAATGGTACATCAGGTTCAACAATAGGTGACCAAGTATTAGATACACAGGCAGAAGGTAACTGGATAATGTTAACCTTAAAAAGTACTTCAGCATCACCACCACCCAGTGATGATTCTTTTTATAGTGTAATTATTAATGGTCAAGAATTTTTAAGAAGTAATGCAGCAAGTGTTTCACAAGCTTCTTCGGCCGCATACGACAGTAACGTTTCATCTGGAACACATTACTATAGAACATGGAGATGGGATGCATCTGATGTTACTGATTCTGATTTATCAGCTATAGGAACAACAGGTAGTAAATCATTTAAACTATCTCAAGGTGCTAGTTCAACGTTAAATACAGGTATTTCAGAAGAAATGTCTGGTGGGACAGATACGGATCCAATTGAGTTCAGTGATTATTATAAAGACGGCGAATTTCACGCTACAACAGGAATTCCAACAAGTGGAGAAATAAAGTTTAGTGATTTCTATGGAAAAACAAGAACACCACTAGTAACAGCACTGCACACTACTTCTTTTGTTCCAGATTATAATACATTTGCAATTTATTCAACAAACGTTGCAAATGCTGGTATTAGAACTTCTGCATTCGCTACCGATATCACTGCAATATTTGCTGATGATGATTTTAATCCATCAAATACATTCCTAGGATTTACTACAAATGATGTTACTATAAAAGATTTTTATACTAACTATTCAAACACGTCAAGTGTACCATCGGTTTATGTTGATTTTAGAGTTACCTTTGATATTGTTACTAATGAATCCACAGCGACATTAGATAATACTGATGGATTTACTAAAATAGAAGTATATGAAGGTACAAATACAAGTGGAACTAATAACTTCTTTAGTGTAAATCTTGCAGATGCTGATAGTATAACAGTTTCTGATTATGGAAGTTATATTAGAGCCTTTTGTGTTTGGTCAGCTAGTGATGTAAGTGGTACTACAACAAGCTTTGCAAATCACTTTGGTACAAGTACTACTCCATCAACCAATGGAACACATACAATAGTTATAACTTAGGGAAATTATGGCAATTACATATACATTAGAAGAAAATAAAGCAGTAGTAGTCGATAGTGACTATCCTAATGATGTTCATCACTTTAATAGAAAAGGTAATAATGACCAAGTACTTTTAAACAGATGTCGAAGAGGTTTACAAAAACATTTTGCAACTCAGAATATTATTACGCATACTAGTAATATGAGAGATGATGTGTATATGGGTGGCACTTTAGGAAGAAGTGATTACTCAATAGGTTCAACACAAGGTCAGGCAATTAAGACAAAGCTAGAAGCAGATTGGGCTGATGAGGTTTCTGATTATGAATCTAACTCATTAAACCTAGTATCTGAATATGGTGCAGATAGAGAACCTTATGTTAATGATAGTATTTCATGGTATTGTTTCGATGCCATGCCTTCAAGTGTTGTATCAGATTTTGGATTATCAAGTAACTCAGATCACTTTAGAGAATGGTGGGGTTTAAAATTTGATAAAGTAACAAAGGCAGTTTTATGTAAAGCAGTTTATAATTGGTCAGGATTTTTGGCAAATAAGAGAGATGATATGGTTATTCCTTATTTACCAGAATGGTTATGGAATAGTGATATTGAACATCCCGTTGATTACCATGATGGAGATGTTAATTTATATGTCGCTATGATTCACGATAAAGATGAAAACATAGACGAACATTATGATATATACTTTCAGGCTCCTCAAAATCTAGTAAAAGAATTTTGCGATGCCAATAGTATATCCTTTACACATAATGGTGATATCACAGATAATATTATGCAGTATGGATTTACTGTAAAGGGGACTACTGGAGAAATTAAGTATGTCAAAACTTACACGAGGTACTTTATCTCTTAATACAGAAGATATTGATAAGGTATTTTGGAACAAAATTGAAAAGGATAAAATAATGTTTTTTAGAAAAGATACAACATTAGATAGAGAGGCTGTTTTCGAACAGTTAAAAGTGGACGAAGGAGTGGTTTATGCAATATATAAAGACCATCTGGGATATCCTACTTTTGGGGTGGGACACT